GCTATCATGGAACCACTTCCTCACTAGTTTCCAGGAAATGGAATCGCTGGCCGCCGAGAGATCAATAGTAGCATAATAACCACTATTTGATCCTAGGTGTGCCATATAGCGATTTGCCATCTGGTCTTCTAGTGAGATCCGTCTCGATAGGTACCAATGATCACGAAAGTAATCAGATAGGTTCCTAGCGAATCCTTGTTGGTACCATTGTAATGTAGCTGGCTCCTTACAAATTGTACGGAGCTTATCTACACTCTTTGGTACAAACTGCACGGCCGATACCCTTTGGAAAGGGCGTCGCTCGCGGGGCACATGATAATCACCATTAAGGCGATTATCTAGGTACTTTGTCCACTGATCGTGGCCGATATTCTTGTATTTTTCAACAAGAGATCTACCACAATCTGCGACAGTACCTGGTCCATGTCGGAAATTTCTCGAATCGTAAAGTCGAGAATACCGCATGTCACCGACCCGAGGAAACCACTTAGCAATAATAGGGGCTTCTTCATCTGTAGGTTCTACAGATAGAAGAGCTTCCTCTCCTGCTAAGTAGTCTTGCAGTGCTTTCGATTCCAAATCCAAGACTTCTCGAAGAGAAAGTCGAGATAAGAAAACGAAAGCAGTATGCAATGAACGGAAAGTGGAACTGGTATGAAATTCATGCCAGTGCTCGATTAGACCCCTGAGAGGGAAGATGATCTTCCCTCCTTTATGGCCCTTCGATGCAAGATGACGTTTAAAATCATCGTAGGATGCAGGAGAATCATTGACACAATTCGTCAATAAGTATCCATCGCATTCCTTAAGCATCAAAACCAACTGGTATAAATCTAATTCTAACACATATTGCACGTGTTGGATTAGATTCCAGTTTGGTGGTGAACCGAAGGGAGTCGTGAGGTCAACCAACGTCATCTCCCATAGCAATATAGCATCTTGCGTACTACGCAAATCGCTACCTTGCAATGGTACGGATAAACGTTGGATGGTCGTGCGCCGAATAAGTTGTTCGACGGCTTGCCAAGTCATGTTAACCTGGTTTATCCGGTGAGACATGCCTTCACCTGCCTACATATCAGTAGGCAATAGGCTGCCTCTGAGCATAGCTTTTAATCGATTACCGTCAGTGACGCCTGTGTTGAACAGACCGTCTATCAGACGACCGATAAAAGCTATCACCATATCAGCGGTGACAAGTTCATTCGCTGGTATCTTCATAACGATATGTCCTTCAACAGGAAGGGCAACTTCGTATGAAGGATCGGCACTGTCTACCACTGTCCATGTGTCAATGAGTTGACAAAGAACAGAGGAACCCCTCTTTGAGGGGGCGTACAGCGTGGAGTCGATCCCAGTGTTACGATAGATATCTTTGATATCACTCATAGCAAAGCGGAACTTCTCCGGCCGATCGATGGGACTGGTCAAGTTAGTAAGAATTACCTCACCAGGTAATTCCGATCTAACCGCCCAATCCGCTCCAAAGTTAAGTACTCCAATTGGAATACTTAACGATGTAACACCGGCTACAGGTGTATCTGTACGATTGTACAGTATACTTTTGGCCATTAACATGACCTCCTTTCTGTACGCTTTAAACACGTACGATAGAAATGGGCTATCTTCTTCTTGCGAGGATGATAGCGGTGAGATCCACAATATTGTGGAACTCATCTGGTGAGCCAGACCGGTATAGCGGGAGGTCGAGTGTCGGAACTAGATTGCGTTTATACACATCTAGTTCGGCGAACCCGGACCAATCGTACCCTGAGGGTAAGTTCAATAACGAACCCTCAATAGATCGGATTGTAGACTTACGTGTGCGTATCGTACCGAGAACATCTAAAGTATTAATATAGGTGTTCGTATCGATACGATTTAACGTACGTTCGAAGTCTGTGAACCAATCTATTACAAAACTTAAGGGTATTAAATCCCAGACGTTTTGTAAGGTAGGAAATGCGTCCCAGTTCATCAAAATTCGGCATGCATTAAGAAATGCATCACTGTCGGGCCGGTAATAAACCTTAAGGTTATACTGGTCAAAGACAGGGAGCCCTAAAAAGGGCTGCTTACTAGTGATGAACGTCGAAGAGTCACGTGCCCGACAGACAGAATAATTCTTTTTAGATCTGTCTTTGGTAACGTACTTGCCTATCGCTCTACCTAGCTCGCTCGAGTCGGAAAACGTTAATCGTAAACCGTAACGAAACGAAAGCCAGGCTTGAGCCAACTTCTTCGGACTGGGGTTACCGCGAAGAATCGATAACATCGATTTTACGGTATCCTTCAGCATCAGAAATTCATAGGCATACGCTAGACTATTAATGTCTAGCGACTTCGCATTTTGTACAGCCAAGTCGGCAAGATCTCCCCAAACCTCCCTTCCAACAGGAGGTAAGGATTGATCTACTCTCGTCGAAACAGATTTGAGCGATTTTAAAATATCGTCCATAATAGTTTCGGTAGGAGAGACGGTACCGGCGACGTTGTAATACGTAGCAGCACTGAAATTGCCAGTAGGATAGTTATCAATGAAACCATCGTACTCGCTTTTTGTGTGATGCTCGTCTTTCCAACGTACGTCATAATGTTTGGTGCGAAGATTGTACTTAAACTCGATAACTCGAGAAAAGTACCAAGTCCTCCACGGAACATTAGCATCGACTTGTACAATGTGAAGTATCAGGTATCTATCGCCCACCCATTCCCAAGAAGCATCCCACGTAGCATGGAAAGGCTTTCCTGCTACTGTGATCTCCTTGGAGGCGGACAAAGAACCTGACTCTCCAAACTCGCATAGGGCTAAATACTCATATGTTGTTAAGTATGAAGTCCCAATGTAACGACAAGGAAGACTTACGTCTCCTTGTTTTACGGTGCGAGTGGTAAAGGCACCTACAGGCAAAGCATGTAGTGTACCCCTCCAATTGTAATGTAGACAAGACTTGTCTCCAATAGCATTTGGAGGCCCCGTAATTGGGGGTATACCGATGCTCCCTCCTCTCGAACCAGGATCTATGATAACACCTATCGTAAGATATTTGTTAAACACAGTTCCGGAAGGTCCGAAAAGGAAATGCATCAAGGAGAAAGATCCACTATGAAGACGCACGTCGATCAAATTGATCACCCCCCTTCTGGTCACATCCGAATATCGGATGCCGCGGCAATGCCGCG